TCCAGTATCTCCTGTATTCCCCGTATTTCCTGTGTCGCCTGTTTCACCAGTTGCTCCATCATCTCCAGTGGGTCCTGTTGGTCCAGTAACTGTTGACGTTGGACCTGTATCTCCTGTATCTCCTGTTGAAGGTGGACCTGTTTCACCTGTATCCCCTGTATCTCCTGTGTTACCTGTATCTCCTGTATTTCCTGTGTTACCTGTGTTTCCCGTTGGTCCTGTAGGTCCAGTGTCTCCTGTATCTCCCATATCTCCAGTATCACCTGTAGGTCCGGTGTCCCCTGTATCGCCTGTATCCCCTGTGTCGCCCGTATCTCCAGTTGGACCTGTATCTCCAGTATCTCCTGTTTGCCCAGTATCCCCAGACAGCTGTCCTGTAGGTCCGGTAGGACCTGTAATTATAGATGTATTTCCAGTAGGTCCGGTGTCCCCTGTATCTCCAGTAGGACCAGTATCTCCAGTATCACCCGTATCACCCGTGAGTCCAGTATTCCCTGTATCGCCCGTATCACCAGTAGGGCCAGTCAGTCCTGTAGGTCCAGTATCCCCTGTATCGCCTGTATCTCCTGTATCACCGGTAGGACCAGTCGGGCCTGTGGGACCAGTTATTGTAGAAGTATTTCCAGTAGGCCCAGTGTCCCCAGTACCACCTGTATCACCAGTATCTCCAGTATTTCCTGTATCTCCGGTATCTCCTGTAGGACCGGTTGGACCTGTATCACCAGATACTTGACCTGTAGGTCCAGTTGGTCCAGTAATTATAGAAGTATTGCCAGTAGGTCCTGTATCACCTGTATCACCAGTGGGTCCAGTATCCCCTGTATCGCCTGTATCTCCAGTATCGCCTGTATCTCCAGTAGGACCTGTTAAACCCGTAGGTCCTGTATCTCCTGTATTGCCCGTACCACCTGTAAGGCCAGTTGGGCCAGTGTCTCCTGTGTTGCCTGTGCCACCAGTATCCCCAGTATCCCCTGTAGGTCCTGTAAGTCCCGTAGGACCTGTATCTCCTGTATCTCCAGTGTTTCCCGTATCCCCAGTGTCTCCTGTGTCACCCGTATCTCCCGTGTCACCAGTAGGACCAGTTATTAAATCAGCAGGTCCTGTATTTCCAGTATCTCCAGTATCACCCGTATTTCCTGTTCCACCTGTATCGCCAGTGTCACCAGTTTCACCTAACGGTCCAGTTAAACCTGATTCACCAGTAGGACCATCATCACCAGTAGGACCTGTATCTCCAGTTTCTCCTGTCCCACCACCAGTAGGTCCTGTATCACCGGTAGTACCGTCATCACCTGTAGGGCCCGTAGGGCCAGTATCTCCCGTATCACCATCATCTCCGGTACCACCTGTTCCTCCTGTATCTCCGGTATCACCAGTGTTACCTGTAGGGCCGGTATCACCTCTATTAACTATAGAAGCTTTAAGAGCATCTAACCGAGCAGTGACATCACTATAATCACCTTTAGGGTCAGTACCAAGCTCTGTCTCTATAGCAGTAATCTCATCGCCTTGAGCCTTTTCTAAAGCAGAATGGGATTGACTATTAAGTTTATCTGTACTCGATGGATCTGTTTGACTATACGTACTATCTGGATAATCAGCCATTAGTTGTAACCTCCCTTTTGAAGAATGAACTATGAACACATTTGTCTAAATTATTAGGCATTTCTAATCTCATACTATTAACTGCTTCATCAAAACTCATTGTAGGATATATATCATTGAGAGGACTATCAGGAGTACATGAATATACCTGAAGTCCTTTTTCTTCAAAATGTGGTTTAAGCTGTTTCATCTGTGATACAGTATATCCATAAAGCTTCTGATTCCACTTAACTTCACCATCTGTTAATTTAACATCATATGAATACGGCTTATCCACTCCTATCTTAAATTGACACCCAGCAAGGTATATCTGCCTAAACCCTAACCTATAAAGGAGTTGTATAGCTACGAAGAATGTATTCTTCCACCATACATAATCCCTATCTGCTTTAAGTAGGTTGTTTACAGTAAAGTTCTCATGTGCTCCGAAGAAATACATATTCGGCAAATCTTTAAGTCTAAGACCTGGGTCTAATTCAAAGTTCTTTCTTGAAATCATCATAAACTTCATCAACTTAGGGTCTCTAAGGATAACCTCGCTATAACACAATGGCTTATCTGCACCTACCCAGAAGTCGGACTGTATAGTTAAGGCTGTATTATTCATAGACATAACCATAACACCAGGTTGCTCTACACTACGCAAATCTTCCTGTGCCAACGTAGGAGAACCTCCTGCTAAAATGCAACCACCACTATAGGCTCCATCAAGGTCTACAGGTGTCCGTATTGTTCTATTGTATCTATATAGCATCTAAGCTCCATTCTAAAAATTTATCTGAAAATATCTTTTTCAACGTATAGTCACTGGCATTGGTATATGCCCACTTCTTACTGTTTCTATAGTATTGCCGTAAGCTCTCGTTATCCCTGAACAACTCTATCGCTGTCTTAAATGCTTCTGGAGTATTCACCAACAACCCACAGTTAGACTCCGAGACCTGCTCTGCTAAACCGTCATTCCTATTAAAGACTATAACGGGGATGCTTGAAAGCATAGCTTCCGTAGTAACTCGTGACCAAGTCTCGGGCCTGTTAGACCACATAGCGAACACATCTATTTTAGATAAATACTCAGGCATCTTACCCGGCTTAATAGGTAAGTATGTAAACCTGTCGGTATCAGGCTTAGGGTTCTTAGTCACTATGACGTACTCTACGTTATCTATTTTATTAAATACATCCATCATCTCATTATTGGTATCACCACAGGTCTGACTTTGTATCCTACCTACTACAAGCCTCTCTCCACGCTCCTTGTATATCTTCATGTAATCCTCTGCGTGTACGCAAGGAGGAGCAGAAATACTGTTCTTAATCCTGCTCATACAGTTGTCGTATTTCTTCCTGATAATCTTAGATACAAAATAATCCATTTCTGCTGGAACCAAAGGAAATGTCGCTGCATGATGCATACCTACAACGTTGGTACGCTTCAACCAATCATAAGGATATTCGCCCTCAATGAACTCACCTTTGGTATTATGAAGAAATATAACAAATGGGTCAAACTGGTCTAAGAGGTCCCTATTAACAGTGCCCTGTACATACTTTATACCCAAGTTCCTAATATATTCTATGAAATCGTAGTCTTCTCTTTCAGGATGAGTGGTACATAATATATGCTGGAACATAGGGAATGTCCGAGCAAAGTCAATAATCATGCTCTCCATTCCTCCAAGTATAGCCCAGTTATTAACGTGTATTATGTTTTTACTCATAATATAAAAGACATCCGCAGAACGGACAACCACTATCTATCGTAAATTGAGACCTATATCCATCATAGCTTACCGTTGCATCATAATCATCATCAGTACCGTCATAGGTAACAGTATCTTCATCGTAAGCTATTATACCCGCGTGAGATATACCGTCACCCCTCTTTGAGCCACGAGGTGCATGAGAATCCCTATCAAGATGACATATGAAATTGCAATGCTTACATCTGATATACTTATCATCCCGATAAGTAGGGTGTTCAGCATTTCTGCCTGTCATTATAGTCTTAGACCTAATTGTTCTTCCCATCTTAAAGTATCGCCTTTACGAGAGCACCTGCAAGCACAACTAACAATGCTACGAATAACCCCCATTGTAATTTAGTTTGACTAGCAACCCTATTTATTTTAGAGATTAACCCTTCACCGCCATTACCAAACACAGTCTTGTGTATAATGTTTTTAAAATCTTTAACTTCAGTCATCATGGTCTTTATCTCAGCATTATTTTCTTTTATTTCACTAATATCATCAAACAATCTCGTCATAGTTTGGTCATGCTTCTCGCATACACTCATCTCCTCAAGTTCTCCACAGAAGACGAACCGGGTTCAATACGCCTCATGATTTGTTTGTACTCATTAATACTTTTAGCGTTCCTTCTTTCCCAGTTAAGATTCTTCAGAGGAGCACCAGGATTCTTACCAAGATTATTCATCTCTTCATAAGTAGGCATCCCCTCTTTGATTGTCCCAGCTAACTCCTTAGCGCGCTTAGCCATCTTATCTTTGGCTGCACCACTAATCTTCGTACCACTGTGAACATTGATTAATTTATCGAAATGAGATACTTCCCTAGAAAGCTTAGCTTTGTCTATAGCATCAGCCTGAGTACCTGAACCATAACTCTCAAGTTCTTTTAGAGTTTGCTCTGCACTACGTTTTTCATCCTTTAGAGAATTAATCTCTGAGGATGTTAATACCTCTGTTTTCTTTGTAGACATAATCTCTCTCCTTTAGATTACATATATCCATATTAAATCATTCGCACCTAATCCTGTACAATCAGCGACAACACACTTTAAACCATCAAACTGGAAACCTTTATCTCCGTAGCTATCTTCAACCACATCATCGTTTCCTGACTGTACTAACCTAATAACTTTATTACCATTCTTATCGTTCAATGATAAGACATCACCGTCAGCCGCTGAAAACAACCTTATCTTCTTTATCAATATAGGCTCAAGGCTTATATCGAAATCGGCAGAGAAAGTGTCTATTAACATCGGGTTTGTGTTTAAATTATTCGCCATCTTCTTCCTCCTCTTTAGCTACCTCCGCTTCAGCTTCTTCTACCTTTCTAACTTGAATCTCAGCTTCTTTATCAGCTTTAGCCTGTAGTCTGGCTAAGTCTTCATCGCTCCATTTTCTAGGCATTTTATACCTCCTTTAAAAATGGGGGATTTCTCCCCCATAAATTTACGCTTGTGATTGGATTACTGCTAACCCAACACCACCGAAACAACCTGTTACAGCAACTTCAGAACCGATTGCTATTTTAACCTTGCCTGTACTATTAGCAAGAGTAGCAACTAGATCTTCAAAGTGACAAGCTGAAATTATACCGCTAACATTACCAGCAGTATTAATGAAAGCTGTCGCTTCACCAAATGTACACTCTCTGATAACAAAACCGTACTGAGTGCCAGCAGCAAACTCAATATGACTTGCTAAAGCAGCACCGTTGTTATCAACAAAGTTACATCTCTGTATGAGATGTTGGTTCCCAGGAAGAGCAGTACTTGAGAAGTACACACCCTTAATAGCACTGTAGAAGTTACAGTCTGAAATAACACAACCATAACCACCAACTATGTTAATACCACCATAAGTAGTACCTGCGTTCTTTATCATACAGTTAGTAATTGTAGTACCCACTGAGCCAGCAGCAGTAGTATAACCAGTATTACCGTTAAGTAATATACCGTATGTACCACTGTTTCTAGTACAGTTGAACTGTAAGTTCTCTATATGTACATTAGAAGCATTTACAGTCAAAAGAGCACTAGCAGAAGCATTTTTAATCTTAGGACCGCCCCAAGAACCAAGCTGGTTAGTACAACCAATCAACTTCAAACCATGCTTAGCATAGGGAATAGTTAAATCCTCTATGTAAGTTCCCGGTTCAGAAGCATCTGCATCTGGAGCTTTAACTCTAATATAAATAGTATCCTGAGCACTGGCAGCAGTAATAGCAGCCTGGATAGTAGCTTTAGGACTTTCCATCTCAGTACCTTCATTGCTATCGCTACCGTTATCTCCATCTACAAAATATACATTAGTTTCAAAGAAACCAGCAAAATCTTGACTTCCACCTAAGTTAGGTGTAGCCAGTAAGCCATGTGGAAGATGAGTTAAACCCATAATCTACCTCCATTTAAAATAGGAACACTGCCCTGTAGTGTCATGCACTGCCCTAGGGAATCACACCCTAGTTTACCCATTAAGAGATGTTCACCCTTCATTACCACTAAGCTATATCTCTTCATATCTACGCTACCTGCGAACCATACAGCCAAGTCCAACTAGAGAACCCGTAGGTATATCTAGTGTAGACAGACCACTTACTGATATAAGTATCAAAGTCTTTGTCCTTGTTGAACTCAACAGGAATTCTGTTGAACCATTTCAAGAACATCTTCGCGTACCTACTGTCAATAAGGAACCAGTTGCCGGTGCTACTAAGATAATCCCACACAACAACCTTGTAGTTTTGTGCTCCTATAAAGTTTGCAGTGTTATCTGCTGTGTATGGAAGTAAATTACTCCGAGTAATTTCATGTGCTTTCTGTTCCAACTCGGGCGGAACTAAGAGAAGGTCACCCTTCGCATTAAGCATATTATCAGTATCATCAAGGAAGTCTCTGATTGCCAACCTAGCAGATGCTAGTGAAGTCGAAGACAATGCAGTAGTTCCCTTGTTGTCCTGGGTTACATCTGTACCATTCCAAGTATGTGCATCTGCACAAAGAGCATAACCGTCACCACCACTAAACACGCTTGTGTTAAACGCATTGTTAAATACTGACGCACCATGCTTCTCTCTTGTTCTTTTTGCTGAGAGAGCTAAAGACATAGGTCTCTTGTTGATGACAGAATAGAGGTCATCATCAACTAGCTTTCTTTCTACTTTCATACCCTGCACCCATTCTTTATGAGTGTAAGATACTCTATACTGACCCTCAAAATCAGTATAAGGAATTGTTCCAGAAAACTCCTGGAGGTCACCAATTCCACCTATAGCATAGTCATACTCAACAGCTTTGTTAGATTTTTCAATCCCATAAAGCATGTCGGCTTTGCCATCGGGCAAGGTGTATTCATCCATGAAGATCTTCCGAAGGCCTGGATCTAACAAATATCCAAAATTCTCGGAAACAACAATACCCATCACTACCTCCTATTTAAAGTCATTAATCGCCAGGACTAAAGAAATGATCTGTACAGATCATATCGTAGTAGAATTTAGGTCCACTACCACCCTTAACATTATCAATATCATCAACCGCACTCTGTCTTGCCGGCTGTAATACTTCTATCCCAGCATCCCTGTCCACATAGACCTGGATAGCTAACAAGTTTGTAGCACCGTAAATCGCTTGGCAATTACCAGAAGCAACTTTCGTAGCATCTGCTGTCAAGTTGGTAACATACTTGAGGATAGGAGTGATGATACAAGCTGTATCAGCTGAAGTACCAGTAGTAGTCAATGCTGAATCCATTGTACAAGAACCACTAGCAGAAGCTGTAATCAACCTAAGACTTCCTTTAACGCCAGCAGCGGTAAGAGGGAAGTAAACAAAACAACCATCAATGTCGTCACTCAACGTAGCTATCGTTAGAGTAGTAGTTGAGGTAGACGTAATGGCTACATCGTCAGATGTACCAAGTGAATGCTCGACTTGATATACTGCGCTTGGGTTAATAACAACTTTAGCATACGCAGGACCTGTAGTCGTAGAATATGCACTGGCCACGCTGGGTGAACTAGAGGTAGTAAGGGTTTCCAAAGAAACACCAACAGCATCTATAGCACTATTCGCATGAGTAGCACTGTAGGCAGTGACGAGAGAGATACTCTCATCAGTAGAACTGTCAGGGTCAGTAGTCCCCTTCATCAATAACTCACCTTCAACTATTGTTGCAGCATCATATACTGGCATGTCCCTAATAATAGGCTCACAAGCAGTATTTAAACTATACGTATATTGCATTATATCCTCCTATGTTGTCCTCCCTTTCGTGACGTTGTATCTTTCAACAATTTCACGGAACGTGTTCTTTTTATAAGGTGCATACGGATGATCGAGACGCCCGCTAATATCATATTGAAATGTCAAACCACACTTTCTACAACGATACCGTTGTCTCGTAGGTCCTATGTTTTCAACAAAACGTATAGCAGAGCTTCTACAAACGGGGCAAGTCAGCTCGCCCCGATACGCACCCTTGTTAATTCCCTTCGTAAATATACCCATATCTACGCAGTCCTCACATTCTTCATGTACTCACCAATCTCAACCCCCATAGCTCCAGCAGCATTAACCTGCTCCTGCGTTGGCTTTAAAGGAGAAGCACTTACAGGTGGTGCACTTGTAGTACCAGTAATACCTTGTACAACCTCACCACGTTTAATCTTTTCGATTAACTCCGCAGTTTTAGCGTCTACAATGGTATCGGTTTTCTGACCCTTAACGATATAATAAGCTAACTCTACTACTCCCGGCTGAGCTCTTTTGTCAGCAGGTAACGTTCTTAGGTACTTACGAGTATCATTACGGTAAGTATCGAAGTCAGTATGCCTTTTGGCAGCTTCGCTCTCTTGGACATCCAAAGCAGTGTTAGTCTGGTCGTACCAATTAATAGCCATCATAATCTCCGTCTGCATAGCACGCTTGGGGTCGCTCTCCCACAACTCATCCATCTGCTGTTGTACAGCGTTGGGTTGCGGTGCTTGAGGATACTGAGGTTGTGCTTGTTGAACCTGCATATTTCTCAACGCATCCATCTCAGACTTCAGCTCCTTAATACTATCCCTAGCTTCATGCAACGCAGCTAAAGGTACCATTTGTTCCGTTACGGCCGGAACTACCGGTGCAGTTGTCGCCACTGCAGGCGAAGGTGTAGAAACACCTGGTGTCCCTGTCGCTGGACTAGCGTTTGGTTCTGGTGTTACAGCTGGAACCACAGCTGGGTTTAAATCTGGCATTTAAGCCTCCTTATTTTACGAACTTGATTCGGGCAAGTCCGAACCCGCAACGCTCTCCCTTGAGATTACACTCTCAGGAAGTTGTTTTAACTCTATAAGACTCTTAATTTTATTTTGTATGTAAGGTAAATCCTGTTGGTTGCAACTCTTTAACTTATCTAGTTCAAAACCCATTCTTACATCCAACTCATCACAAACATATCCCCATAAAGATGAATTCCTTAATTCTACAGCTTGATTCTCTGTCATCCTTTTCATTGAGGAGCTCCTTGCATTTGAGGTTGTTGTTGTTCTTGAGGGTCTTCTTGTGGCCGAGGACCCAACATCCTCTCTTTTATCTCGTCCGGCCCCATACCCTCATTAACCATCTGCTGTATCCCCATTTGTTGCTCCTGTCCTAATCCCCCTTGAGACGGCATCTTCATTGGAGTTAATAACTTACCTATATCTTTAAAGCCCATTAATTCAGCAATTCTCTTATTAATCTCCTGTCTATTAACAGTAGGGTCTTGCATAGTGATTTCCTTAAACCTAAGCAACTGACCTACTTGCGTCTCTTTATTAATTGTTTCAGAAATACCAGTAGGTATAAAGAACACCTTTGCTTGTATTTGTTCCGGACTTATCTGGATAGGTTTCTGCTCTCCGTTCTTTCCAGTTACCATAATCCACTGTGCTTCTGTCATAAACTGCTTGAGGTTAGAAAAGAAGAACATAGCTAATGCCTGTATAAAATCAGACTCCATACGTCTTAAAATAGGTTGGAACCTAACTCCTGCGGTACCTTGTAATAGCTGAATACCCATAGCAGTCCGATGTTCCTTCCCTTGTTCTGGCATTAATTGAGCAGTGGCTCCAGTAGATTCACGGAAGTCCTGTTTTGCTAACTCCTCTTCTTTGTAGGATGAAGCTGTAACATCAGGTATATCCATAAAGTCTATAGATGTTGCAGTATCTGATACTGCGTGAAACTTGCCCGGCTTAGATACACCCAGTTGCTTCTTGTTGATAAGCGGGTCATTCCCGTTGTAGACACCCTGCTTGTTTAACACTAAATCAACATTATCTAACCGTTGGTTAACTATCTTATTAATCCTTTCCTGCGTTGGCTTACCTACTTGACCTATCCCGACTCCGAACCAAGACGGAACAGGGTCCTCAAACAACTTTACCCTGAGATAAGGACAAGTCTGATGGTTATATGGATTAGGAATAGAACGTATAACTACTTCTCTATTAACGACTATAATCCAATGAGGGACTGCTTGACGCACTGATTCCTTACCCTCAATAGAAATCTTCTCATCATACGGACCCCAATACTCTAATATCTCATACTCTTTCTCCTCAATGTTAAACTCTCCGGATTGACTTACACCCGGGGCAGTTGACTCTAATGCCTGCTGTAGTTTATCTGCATCAAACCTGCTATCTTTAAACTTCTTTAACGTCTCTTGGTCTATATACCTTCTTCTGACAATAGGTAGAGCATCTGCTATCTTTCTTTTAGCAGGATGAGGGAATATCTCAAAAAAGTCTATAAAGTTACAATCAGGCCTTGATTCCAGTAATGCAGGGTATCTGTTACCTTCGCTATCGTGCTGATACCCTCTCTTAGTGTACCAAGTACCACCCTCCATATATCCTGTTCCATAGAGAGAAGCCTGGGTCAACATAGACAATCCGTAGTTCTGGACATCACATACTCTGAAGTAATGCTGTATTATGCTCTTTATTCTTATTCCGTCCTCTTCAGGAGCGTCACCTTCTACTTGAACATCCAAAGGAGCGTCTGTAGGGAATAAGGCGGTGTAGAGGCGGGGAGTGATGGTTTGTTCTCCCTCCACCATTAAGGGTACGTTCACCTGATTTTGCCACGTCTCCGTCCTTCTAGGTGGCTTATTCGACCACATATCATAGATGTCTCGAGCCTTATCAAACCTTTCTTTGTGAAAAGACTCAAATTGAAGAAATAACTTCACTACGAAGTCCGCAATAGGGTCTTTTTTTACACTAACCGACTTTCGTACGGCCTTGTCTGTCTGTCTTGCCATTATATTGTCCCCTTTGAGGTCTACGACCTGTTACTAAAGATTTTCCTGTTTTAGACTGTGCTATTTTAGCAGCACTTTCTTCGCTATATCCCGCTGTTACTAGGTGCTTAAACATCCTATGTACTGGTGTATTGGCTGGCATCAGAATTTAGCCTCCACCTGACTGTAATAACTACCAGCAGGTTGTTTTTTAATAGGATATTTGGCATAAGTGCCTCCATATTCAATATCCTGCTCTTCATCTTCTTCCGAAACCATATATCTAGGTTGAGCATTGTAAATATAACGTAAACAATCCATAAAATGGTCGTTTTTCTTCTTTGGAGCCTGTTTAGGGTCCATCTCATCCTTGTTTCTGTATCTTTCAGCCCAAATGTAGTGATTAAACTCATAAATTGTCTGTACACAGTTACGCATAATTCTTAATTGTGGTATTTCGGTACCTATTTGATGGTCATACCTGGGCGTAAGTGCTTGTTTCACCCTCTGCATACCCAACATTACGTCAGTAGAAGCCCTCTGAGTGAAGACTCCGTATTTCATAAGCTCTTTTCTAACATTAAAACCACCTGCTAACTCATTATCTTTGTCCATAGCAGGGTCAATAAAGCGTATTTTAGCTGGATGACCAGCTTCTTGAGCGTGTATAGCGTGTGCTACCTCCTCTAAATCCATTTCAGCTAACCATAACTCGTCATAAACCCAATGATTGTCTTGTGGATCCACAGCTAACCATAAACAAGCTGTCGGAGTACGCGGATGAGGGTCAATACAGAAGTATTTAGTCCAACTCTCCTTAATATCCATAGGTTCGCAGACATGAGTTAAAGGACTGAACTCTTTATAAATAAGACCTGATAGATGTAGGAACTTACCGTGTAGCCTAGCTTCTTTTTCTTCCGGGGTAAGGTTCCTTTCAAACTCCTGTATAGCTTCTTCAGACAAATGGGGATTGTTTCTTATGTCAGTAACAACACAAAATACGTTCTTACCATCAGATTTAACGAATATATCATCATAAATCCAAGGTTGGGTGAGCGGCGTTAGGGTAAGCCAGCTGCGTCCCCTGAAGTCTACTAATCCCCTAAGGGTTGCAATATATTTGTCTCGGGGCGGTGGCTCATCGAACCAAGCTACGTGCCCACGCCAACCTTCGTATTGTTCAGTATTCTGCTCGTGGGAAAGAATATCGAATTGATTACCATTTTTAAGAGTCCATTTAACAGGTACACCTATAGGATTACGGTACTTCTTCTTTACCAGAGACATATCAAGCCATTCATCTAAGAAGGGTATAATAACCTCCCCTACACCCTTCTGGAAATCCTTAGCTATGATACGGCCCTTTACTATACCTTTTATCTTCCGTTCCTCCGGGTACCACTTAGGATAAAGACCGGTGATGTGAAAAAGAAATTCCATACCACCAGCAGTCGTTTTACCAGAACGATTTCCACCGAACATCGCCCTGGTTATAGCGGTGGAAGTATGAAAAGCCAACTGCTGATCATAAGGCTCATAATAGAGAACCTTACGTGACTTCCTGAAATTTATCTCCTCATTCAGGAGATTCAGGTATTCTTCTTGATTCTCCCGACTTAAGGCCTCGAACGCTGATTCCTCTAAGTGCAAACTCTGCGAGGGCACTAAGTCGCTTGAATTCATTTCTGAGTTCTTCAGCTGTCATCCCCTTTGTTATGGACAAGGACACCTCCATATTAGGAGTCGCCTTATTCAAGGTGTTCATACATTTATTGACATCCAACATCATTTCTTTTGTAACCTTCTCATCTTGGAGACTACGAAGGAATTCATTCATCTTATATAAAGCTAACTTCTTATTGTCTTTAAGGAGGTGTTTAACCTTAACAGCGTTACGAGCTGTAATTTGATTGAGTTCTTCTTTGAATAAATGAGCTACCGTACCTACCTTCCGGGCGTTGCCTTCAAAGAGATCGTACATAGCATCAAGCCCTATACCACAAGATTTAGCTATCTCTTTAATAGACATAAAGCCCTCCTCAAACATCTCAAGAGCCTTCCAGTGCTTAGGTTGTAACTCCGCTGCTTGCCTAGCCATTTATTCCATCCAATACTTTATCTAAAGATTCGTGTACCTTGTCGTTTAATTTCTTCGCATATGCTACAAACTCCTGAGGATTAATAAGGCCTGCTGTTTTGAACTTAACCAGATAATCAAACATCTTGAGCTCCCAATCCATATCAGCAAAGGGAGGTAATATTGGTTGAGGCTGTGTTGGCCCGGTAGGTCCTATTGGTCCAATGGGGCCTAAGCCACCTGTTTCTCCTGTCGGTCCTGTTATCTGTGCCATAATTAATACATTAAAAAAGAGTATCTCGCTTAATTACAAGATACCCATTTCAATTAAGTTTAACATAACACAACATGTAGTAAAAGTCAAGGAAAAAATACTACATATAGTACCACCATATATAGTGTGTAAAAACAGAGCTATACTACCAACGAATTATACTACCCAACGATCCATTAACCCAACGTTTTGTTACACATAATGTGTTTTGCCTACTCATACCCCTTAAAAAGATCCTGGGGGGTTATATATATGAGTGGTG